GTGAAACACTACCGTTTATGATTATAACACCTGTCTTTTAATCACTGTTCACCCGAATGTAATTTTGTGGCAAAGCAAGATTAAGCTATGCCACAGCCAAAATACAACCTACATCTGAAAGGCTTCGTCGGGGGGGTACGACTTCGACCGCGATTATGTGGACTACATACTCGCCAAGAACCCCGGCAAGCCCGTGAACGTGCTGATTGACAGCACAGGCGGCTCACTCGCCACCGCGCTCTCCATTTCATCCGCCTTCAAGCGGCACGGCGACGTGTCGGTGCATTTCGTCGGCATGAACGCCTCCGCAGCCACCATCGCCTCGCTCGGTGCCCGGCACGTCAGCATCGACACCGCCGCCTGGTACCTCGTGCATAAATGCTCCAACGAGTTTTTCAAGTGGTCGAGCCTCAACGCCGACCAGATGGCCGACCTCATTTCAGCACTTGAAAAACAGAAATCCGACCTCGATAAACTCGATGCCGGAGTAGCCGCCATGTATGCCGCCAAATGTCGCAAAGACCCCAAAGCCTTGCTCGACCTTATGAAAGTGGGCGGCTGGCTCTCGGCGAAAGAAGCCCTCGAATGGGGTTTTGTCGACGAGATCACCGACGAGCCTGAGGACATCGCCCCCAAGCTCACCGACGCCACCGCCTCGGCTATGGCCGCCGTAGGTATGCCTATCCCCAACGTGCCGGTTGCCGACCGCGAGAGTGCGATAGGCAAGTTCTTCGCCGCCATCGCCGCCATGTTCAGACCCGGAACTGCTGCGACACCCGAAATCACAAACCACTCAAATACTCCCGAAATGTCAACAATCATCCTTCCGGCACTTTGCGCCGCGCTCGCACTCGAATCCGTCGAGCTGTCGGGCGACAAAGCCACGGCAAGCCTCTCCGTGGAGCAGCTTGCCAAAATCGACAAGGCTCTCTCCGGCAACGCCGCAGACATCAAAGCCAAAGACACCGAAATCGCAAATCTCAAAGCGCGTATCTCCGAACTGGAGAAGAAGCCCGCCGAAACTACCTCGGCTGTCATCGACGACAAGGGCAAGCCCGACAAGCCCGAAAATCCGATGGACGCCTTCTCCGCCTCGGTTCGCCGCGCCCGCGAAATCTACGACCTTCTGCCGTAAGCTCGCCGCCAATCCTCCCTCATTAACCAAAATTCAAACACATTATGCCCGACTTACTCCATTCAATCCAAATCACCGACCCCGATTATGAAAGGGCGGCTGTAACATGGAAAAGCGACTTTCTCCTTATGCCGCTTTTCGCCTGTGAGGAAGCCCTGAAATATATGCAGGGGATGCCTGGCGTAACCACGCCCACGAAGCTGCCCTCCGTCGAGGGCGCGGGCCAGTTCGCACCGTACCGCCGCGACCGCCGCAGCGCGTCGGCCACGAAGGTAGGCTACCGTGAAATCACATCGTACCTCGGCAACGTCCGCGAGGACTTCGAGCCTCTGGAAATCATACAAACGCTTTTAGGCCGCGGCACCGCCACTCTGGGCGATGCGCAGATGCAGGCTCCCTCGGCGCGCCTCGTGATCGCCGCCGTCATGCGCTCGCTCGGACACCATCTGCACGAGGTTCTTTTTACCGCCAGACGCAATCCCGACGGCGACACCACCGCCGACCTGTTCGACGGCTGGGGAACAATCCTCGACCGCGAAATGGCCGAGGGCAATATCTCCGTGGCGAAAAACAACCTCATCGAGCTTACCGAGGCCATCGACGGCACAAACGCCGTCGACGTGGCAAAGGAGGTAGAACGCAGCTGCGACCCCCATCTGCGCAAGCAGCACAAATTCCTGTTCTGCGCCCCGGACTTCGCCGACGCATACAACGACGCTTACCTCGTTACCCACAACGCCGTGCCGTATAACAAGAAGTACGAGCAGCCCATCGTCGAGGGCAGCTTCAACAAGACCACGATCGTGCCGCTCGACTGCCTCGCCGGAACGGACAAGTATATAGTCACTCCCGGCTCGAATATGCTCTACGCCTACGACAATATGTCAGACCTTACCCGTATGGAGGTGAAGCGTTGGGAGCCGTGGGCCATGACTATTGCCGCCGCTATGTTCTTCGGCACCCAGTTCCGAAGCATCGACCGCCGTTTTCTTAAAGTTGTCAAACTCAAATCCGCTTAACTATGGCTACCGCATCTTCCTCCTGCCTCAATATCCAAAAGAGCCTCGCATGGTGCCAGGGTACCCCCGAATACGCCGGTGTGCGCCGCCGCATCTACTATCTCGCCAAGAGCGAGATAGTGGCGTGGCCGCTGCTGGAGCGCGACGCCAACGGCATACGCGCCATTTCCGCCAAGTACAAGGGCGACTTCACTCTGAAAGCCGATGCAAAGTGGAAATACATCGACATACTGCCCGACAAATCGCAGCTTACTTCCGAACCGCAGGGCGAGCTACCAAGTCAGACGCAGCTGAACAAGCTCGTGGCCGTCCACCCCGGCGTGGGCGCGGAGGCTTCCGCCGCCGCAGCCTATCTCAACAACTCCGACAATGTTTTTATCGTTCAGGACATGAACGACAAATACCGCGTTGTCGGTTGCGACAAGTGGCTCACCAAAACCACCGTGAACCAGGACAACGGACAGGGCGCGTCTGGCACCACGTCCACGACTATCAACGTCGAGGCTTCCGACGAGGTACCCGCACCTTTCTACGACGGCGAAATCGTTACCGAGGACGGCATCATCAATCCGTCGAAAGCAGCGTAACCTATGGCCGACCCTTACGACGGCAGCGGCGCGGTCGATTTGAGCGGTGTTCTCTCGGAGATTCAACCGCCCATTTTGGAAACGCCGTCTGCCGCCGTTTTATCCTCGCCCCAATCCGGCAAGGATCTTTTCGCTGAAAAGAACCGCCGCGACTGGGCGCATAACGACGGCGCACGTTGCGACTTCCAAAGCCGCCCGATGCTTGCCTACCGAACCGGGCTGTTCTTCCTTGCCGTTTGGAAACGGAGCGTTTACGGCAAAACTCTCTCGGAAATCAAGACCGACGATGCCATGATACCGAAAGTTGCCGAGACCTCCGCCGCGCTTGTCGCCGAAGTCCTCGGCAATAACCTCGCCGCCGGAGGCTGGGCGATAATCACCACCCCGAAACGCCGACACCTGCAGCGCAACTTCGCTTCACTCGTCGCCTACCGCATAGCCTCGCTTCTCGGCATACCCTTTTATGAAGATGTCGCGCTCTGCCGCTCGAAACAGCGGGTGAACGCGACCTTTACAATGAATGTCTGCCCATCGGAGCAGAACATTATCGTTTTCGATGATTTCGTTACCACCGGCCAGACGATGCTCTCGATGAAGCGGCTCTTTCAGCCGACAGGTAAGAACCTCGTCTTTATCGCCGGGATAAATAATAAAGCTTAATCAATCATATATTATCGACCTTCCTCTATTATTGTGGAGTACTATAAAGCGGTCATTTCCTTTTCTATACCAAATCTCAGTGGCTTCGTTACTATCTAAAGCTAACTGAAACACAACGATGTCAGAAGCAATACCAATGTTCAGTAACAAGGGATAATCGCAGTATGGATACATATTAAATATTCCATACGAAACCGATATATATTTCCTCAACTCCTTCAATCGCTTTTCGCGTTCTTTCCTTTTCCGATACTTCCCCACGTATAGGAAGGAATCTAATTTCTTTGAAATGCCATCAGTCATATATAGACCGCCGTCAGGAATCTTTGTGCAAACCATTTCTTTAGTGTACTCTCGCATTGCGTATGGTACACTCATTAGAAGCCAAAAGGAAGAATTGTTAGTTGTTGTATCTCCCAACTCCTTATATGTCAAAATCTCTGTTGCTTCCGGGTAGACTACATATTGTGGTCGAGGGCTTCCCAAAGCTATTCCGGCATAAGTTAAGAGATTCCTTTCGTATATAAGACTGTCAAGCGGATTGCTTATAGTTATATTGGAGCTAATACTATCCGAGTACGCTTTCCAATCCTCGAAAAATGCAGATAAATCTTTATCTGTCAGTTTGGGATATTTTGCAAGAAAAGACTGGCCGCTACACGTGAGAGCAGAGAGTAACAACGTGAATATTATGGTGATATATTTTTGCATGGTACGAGGTTTTATATGCAAAGATACTCATTTTGCGTCTTTTATAGGCTATACCTGGCGAAATAATTTTGTACCGGACAAATTTATCGCCGAAATATGAACCACCAATTTACCGAAAGACTGGGCGCGTGGCTCCGGGAGCGGCCCGACACCCGCGACTATGCCGCCGGATGCAAGATGTTTTTGCAGTTGACCGCCCGTGTCAATATGTATAAGAATCTGCTTGCCGCGCCCGACATGGCGCGCCTCGGAGCAGAACTGCAAAAGCATTACGACTTCCGCGTGGCAGAGCTTACACACGCCCAGGTCGAGGCGATGGACGCACAGGCCGTCACCATCGCCGCCGACAACGATCTGCAAGCCGAGGAAACCGAAGCGCGACCGCCCCGGGGCCGTCGTAAAGACCACGACACCCTGCCGCCCGAAATACAGGCCCTCTATGTAGAGAACCTTTCCGTGCTGCGCCGTATGCGCGAGGTGCATCTGCGCCTACGCAATCTATCACTCGAAACCGCCTCTTGCCCCGACAGCGAGCGTTACCCCTTCCTCAAAGAGCTTATCGATCTCGATAAGAAATACCGCTCCAACTGGCAGGGCTACGACCAATACCGACCCGACACCGCCGCCACATGAAGCGAACCGCCTCAATCTCCGAAATCCTCCGGCCATTGAAAGACGCGCCTTTTCAGGCGTATCTATCTTCCGCCCTGCAAGTGGCCGACATACTGGAATGGGTTCTTGAACAGACCGGCACCGCCGAGGTTTGGCAGACCTCCTTCTCTATATCCGAAGAATTTCTGCGCCGACTTTTCTTCCTCAAACGCAAGCGGCCAATCTCGCGCTTCAACCTCGTGCTCGACCACAAGGCCACCAACAAGACCATAAAGCTCTGGAGCTTCATTGTTCAGGTTGTCGACAGAACTTTTCTCGCCGACAATCATTCCAAGATCCTGTTGGTGCGCTCCGACCGTGGCGACACCGTCGCCGTAGTCACCTCGCAGAACCTCACTCGCGGTAACCGCGCCGAGAGCGCGTTTATATCCACGTCGCCGGAGATTTTCGCCAATCTCCACGCCTCAGTCCTCGACATCATCGAGAACCATTCCGTACCACTGAATGATTTGTTCAACCAACGCCTCACCACAACAAATGAACTCCGATAGCATCATATTCACCGAGCAGCAGCTTTCCGACATCGAGAAATACGCGAGCATATATCTCAAAATATCCGACATCGCCGTGATTCTCGACATCGCCCCCGAAGTGCTGCGCAACGCCATCGCACACCGCGACAGCGAAGTGTCGCGCCGCTACCACCGGGGCAAGGCCATTTCCAAAGTCAAGCTGCGCCAACAGGAGATGACCCTCGCGCAAGTCGGCTCGCCTCTCGCGCTCGTAAACACAGCCAACAATCTCCTTGACATGGAAGACGATGAGTAAGAAACAACCCGACACCCTCGAAGTATGCCGCCGCTCCCTCTTTGCAACAAAGGACGAACTCGCCGCGCTATATACCGAGGCGATGGTGCTGCGCGTTCTGCGCATACGCGACCTCTACGCCTGGGTTATCGCCAACCCCGACGCAAAGGATCGCCAGTTTGTCGAGGAACATCTATACCGCTACCGGCTCTCGAAGTTCACCGCTTACTCCGACCTCGCAATAATAAAGCAGCTTCTTCCGTCGCTGTCGGCGGCGAGCCGCGACTGGCACCGCTGGCGAAGCAATGAAATGTTCCTCGAAACATACTCTATGGCGAAGAAACGCAAGGACACGCGCACGATGGAGCGTGCAGCCTCGGCATACGCCAAATACAACCGCGTTGACATCGAGGACGAACAGACCGTGCCGTGGGAGCAGCTTCTTCCGCAGCCCTTCACAGCCACCGACGACCCTTCCGTCCTCGGCATAAAGCCTATACCGAACCTACAAGACAAGATAGACGCGCTACTCGACAAGTACCGCGCCGAAACGATAGATATTGATGATGTGGACTTCGAGGAAGTAGACCTCGAAGAAAATGTGCTATTTCCAAATCAATTAGACGAAAGCGATACACTATTCAATGACAGTAACCAATAAGCCATTGGCAAAATCCCAATCCCGATAATGCTGCAATTATTATGCTTATCGTCTTATTTGAGTTTTTCGACCCTCGTATTTTCCTCAATATGTATAACGATAACCCATAGACACAGTAGCCTACGAGTACACTCATCAACATAAGGAAAAGTCCTAACATTTTTTAATCGTTTTTGCAAAGTTACTCATTTTCATGGAATCCGCCGACAACAAAGTTTATTTCAACCGCCCACAACGCCTTACGCAGCTTATCGGCGCGAACACTACCGTTATTGTCGCCGGGCGGCGCACTGGTAAGACCGACAGCATCGCCGCGCCTTTCCTCCTCCGAAATATGCAGCGCATGGCAGGGAGTACCGGCGGCATCGTCGTGCCGACCTTCAAGCACGGCCTTACGAACACCCTGCCCGGACTGCTTGCCGCGTGGAAACGCTGGGGATTCATCAACGGGATTCACTATGTTGTCGGACGGAAACCACCGAAATCCTTTGCCAAGCCTATAACCGAGCCACACGACTACGAACACGTCATATCGTTCTATAACGGCTCCATCGCCATTATCATATCGCAAGACCGCCCCGGCTCGTCAAACTCGCTAACGCTTTCATGGCTGCTCGTCGACGAGGCAAAGTTTATCGACTACGACAAACTCAAAGACGAAACCCTCCCGGCCAACGGCGGCATTAAATCGCATTTCGGGCATCACTCCTTCAATCACTCAATTATGATATTGAGCGATATGCCGCAGACCAAGCGCGGCTCGTGGTTCCTCCACTACCGCGAGAAGATGGACGCCGACCTTATCGCCGCTATCGAGGCCACCGTCTACGAGATATGGCGCATCAAGTCGCGCATACGCGCCCTCAATACCTCCAATTCCCCGGTTCCCGATTACCTGAAAAACCACTTGCGACGCCTCGACCGCTCACTCAATCAGATGCGCTCCGTCGCGGTCTATTACAAGGAATATTCCAGTATTGAGAACTTGCAGCTTCTCGGCGAGAACTACATTAAGCAGATGAAGCGCAACCTTACCCCTTTGACTTTCCAAACCTCTATCCTGTGTCAGAGGATCGGAATAGCCAAAGACGGCTTCTATTCCTCGATGAAAGAGCGGCACAAATACAACGCCTCCGACTTTGCCGCCCTCGATACCGTATGGCAGCAGTTCGCCGCCGCGCCGGATTCTCTCGACTCTCGACCCTCAGCTCTCGACTGCACAATGGACGCGGATGTAAATCCGCTCGCTCCATTGTGCATAGGCATGGACTACAACGCCAACATCAACTGGCTTGTTGTCGGGCAGCCCTCCGGCAAACGCCTTAACATCGTCAAATCGTTTTACGTCAAGTTCGAGCGCAAGCTGCCCGAACTTGTGGCCGACTTCTGCGCCTACTACGCCACGCACCAGAACAAGACCGTCGTGTTCTACTACGACAGCACCGCCCTGGGCGGCAACTATGCCGTCAACGATCAGGACTTCCGTTGGGTGATTATCCACGAGTTCGAGCGGCACGGTTGGCGCGTCGAGGACGTGTACCTCGGCAATCCGATGCGACACGATGAAAAATACCTCCTTATCAACCAGGGCTTCGCCGGAAAACAGCGGCTCATGCCCTTTTTCAACCGTCAGAACAACGACGATTTAATCCTGGCGATACAGGCCGCCGGAGTGAGCCGTGGCCGCCTCGGATTCCGCAAGGACAAAGCCGGTGAAAAACTCGCCGAAACCGAAGAAGACCGCCTTGAACACCGCACCGACGGCACCGACGCTTTCGACACCCTCTATATCGGCTGCGAGAAATTTCCCTATACTGAATCCGCATCACTCAACATCGGCGGAGTTATTTAATCAGATTCAGTTAATTTTTCTTCCTCATCTAATATTCTATCCTGTTCTTTACCCAGTTCATCAAGCATGGCCTCTTTCTTCTCTTTTGGGATACTGGTGCTTGCTTCTATTTCTTTGTAATCTTCACGGGCTGCCTCAAATCGACCTTGAAGATAAGCTACACGCTTATGCTTCTTTTGAGTTTCTGCAAGCTCTTTCTGCGTTTTATCTTTCTCTTCTTGCAAACTCTGCAACTCCTTTTTGTATACGCGTTCTTCCGCTGGTGTCATACTGGGGGCATAGTTTTGTTGCGCTATTTCTGCTTCAGTAAGAACATCGCCTTCCTCCATTGGATTACCGGCGGCTTGCTGTGCATTGAATAGCATTGTATATCCACAAATATTACATCCTACGCGCACATGAGGCTCTCCTCTATATTTCTGATTCAATTTGCCGTTTTCATCAAGAGTATAGTGCATTACATACATCATCTGTGTTTCTGTAACCCATAGTTTTGCGCCGCAGATAGGACAAGCCTTGCCAGACATCCTTTGAAGGACATTATGAATAGCTACATTGAACTGCGCCAACTCCTTCTTTGTTTCTTCACTTCTTTTCATAGAGTTTTTTATTAACAACAATCTAAATCCGCATAATGTTGGTGCGAATTTTTTCTTAACTCCCTCATTGTTAAAGTTTAGTTGTAATTTTTATTTGGTTAGTTCGTGAAATTGTATTACTTTTGTATTCAACGCAATTAAGCGTTGAAAAACTTAGCAATACAGTATGGCAGTTAAACTAACATTTCCCATCCTTTCAGTCCTGGATTTTATGGAATCGTCCAAAGATTGGAGCATGGATGTTTTTGAGAGCAATGTAGTTACTCTTAAAAACGAATTGAAAGATATTGAGTGCGAAGACACCTCTAATCCATATTATCCTTGTAGAAAGGAAATTGAGCACTTGATAGGATTTCTTCGCAAGCTTCTCTATTTCAATCAATACGGAGGTGCTTATCCGGCAGATATTACCAAAGAGGATTACAATCGTATCAAGGAAGTTATAAAGCGTTATCGTCCAGATATAGAATGGCTATAAGCAATGCTATTCTAATCCTATCTGCTATGCGACACCGTCTCCGGGCTATAGCGACTATCTGTAAGAAACTCACTTCGCTTTTGGCGATATGATATAAGATATAAATATGGAAGAAGCTATAAAAAGGTGGGAACGACTTACTTATGTTCCTAAATCTATTTTGACCCCATCTTTAAGTGGTAAAAAAAGACTTAATAACAGCTATCTTCGCTTTTTATTCATCGCCCAAACCATTGAATACTTAGCACATAAGTCTATTTTTGAAAAAGAAACATTTATAGGAGGACAAATAATCACAGAGGCTGTAGCTCTAACATATTGGCGTTTAGGGAATATCTCTTGTGCCCAACTTGATTTAATGTTAGCAGAAATGGCTGTCGGATTAGAACTTCTTGATGCCAAAGACTTAGGAACTTATGATACCATTGACTATAAGGGCGTTGATAAGGATGGTAATTTCATAGTTGAAAATGTAAAGGCTCATTGTGGATTTGCATATACTTTGTCCGAAAAAGGTTGGGAGGCTTATCGTAGTCAAGAATATACAAAATTAGTAGCCCAGTTACAATCTACAAGAATAAGCAGAATCGTTTCATATATTGCTCTCGCAGTTTCGATAATGGCAGTATTTATAAGAATTTTATTTTGATTATGGCGATGCAACACCGTCGCCGGGCTTGCGTGGCTTTGCCATCGAGCTTATATCTCGACCGAAAAGCTTTAATCCCTATCGCGCACCTCGGACACCGTCCGGGGTGCTGTCGTTTTCAGCGGTAGCGGCGGCGAGTGGCGGTTTTGTCGCGTGGATAAGGTTGTGCCGTTGCTGATTGGCCTTTGCAGTCCGGGGATTTATGCCGACCGTACAATGTGGAGTTTGTCGCTGTGGCCCACCGCTCCGGCTGCTGAATCAAGGAACGAGGCCGCATCATCGCTTCGAGCTTCATTAAGGAATATGGCCGTGGCCGTCGGGGATTACTTATACATAAACACATAGGTTTTCATACGGTCGGGGAGGTTATGCCTGTTGCGTATTATATTGTGTCGTTGCCGTTCTTGCAGACCCGATTTTAACTGATATTACTTGTAAACACGCACAGGTACGCATCTGATATTTCACTTTGCAAAGTTAGGTCGTACCGAGCTATCGCAAAACAGGTCCTCCGGGATTATCCGCTCAAATTTTTACAAATCTCCACGCCCTTGCAGGGGTAGTATTTGCTACGCCCCGGCAGGGGTAAAATTTTGCTTGAAATTTTTGCGCTTGCGCTCTTTCTACTTCCCACCTTATTGCACGTAAAAATCAAACGCGCCCCGGCGCACAGTAATAACAATCAAAATCTTACGGCAATGACACATATAATGAACTTCGCAACAAGCACCACCTCACGCTCCAACCGCATGAAAGAATACCAAGTGGAAGTAATCGACTTCGACGGCGACAGCCACACCGTCTATGTAGAAGCCCGCAACGAGGAAGAAGCCTCGGATAAGGCAGCCGAAATGGTAGGCAACGCCGACTACACGATGGTTTACGAGGTAGCATAAATCCCTCCGACCTCCAAAGTGAGGCTTGCCACCCCCCCGGCGAGCCTTTCCCCACGCTCCTGTCGCCGACCCAAACCGCCGCGATTTGTCTATTGCCGCTCCGACACGCTCCGCGCCAACTCCGCGAGTTGACGGCTCAAATCTTGCCATTGAGCCGCCGGTGCCTCCAGTCATCTGAAAACTCGCTCATAAAGCCCCATAACCCTTTGCCGGTGAAAATCTCTCTCAACTCTCGACTTTCCGACACCAGGGGAGATAGCCGCCGGGCGTAAACCCTCGGCGGCAAGCCGTTCAAGTTCGTTGGTGATGCTCGATAATGCACCCTCCGCGCTCCGCATCATATAATGGCTTATCCGACCGAGCGGCAGGGCAGTTGCCATATATCCGTCCGGCCATCACCCCGAAGAAGACATAAGAAAATCGGTGTTATTGGCGCGAGAGCCTGAACACGTTTGCCGGGCATATCGTGCTTACCAATCCGACACCGTGGCCGGGGCTGCAAGCAGCGGCGGCAAATCCCTCTATCTCGACTTTCCGCGCTCCGCTTTACAATAATGGCCGTGGCGACATCGGCAGTCGCGGCATGGCGGCAGTACGCTTATCATCCCTCCGGGTTTTAGACGGCTGCAACTCACCTTATCCGTCAGGGCATAATGATTTTTCCTGTCGCAAAGGTAGGATGCTCCCGGCCCTGTCAAGGGCAAGTGTGCGCGCCGCGTTCCCCCGTTTTTCGGTGCCCTGCAAAACGGTAATCACCCTTGACTGTTTTGGCCGACCCGCTTCTCCCTGATATTGCAACGTAAAAATTCAATAAGCCCTTCGGGGCAAGTAACAAACCCTCTAAAATTCAAAGAAATGAAAGCTACGACCACCACATCCGCCGCAACCGCCACCGCCACCACGACAGCCAAAACGAAAAAGCGCAGCAGCCTCAAAGCCGCGAAATCCGAGGCAACAACCGCCGCCGCTCCCGAACAGCAGCCCCAACCGCAGGCCGAGGCAACCGCATCGAAGCCCAACAAACTCCTTGTGTTCAAACGCTCGCGCAACAACGGCTTCTACGTCTACCTTCTCGGAGTGATGCCCGAAGAAAACATAGGCTGCAACTGCCGCACCCCTCAATCGGCCATGCGCTTCATGCTGATGAAAAAGCGCGAACTCGGCGCATCAATCTCCGAGCAGCACTTCAACGAACTCAAACAGCTTGCCACCGCCGAGGGTTGACCCCCTCGGCTTTTCCTCTCTCCCCCTAATTTCAAATTCCCAATTTCAAATTCCCGATAATATGCTCAAATTCAAAGTTCTCACCGACAAAGGTTCATGGCTCATTGAGGCCGAATCCGTAAACGACGCCTTCCGCAAGGCACTGTGGTTCTGCTGGCGCGACGGCGAAGATTTTCACCACATGGAAAGCGACAGCATAGCCCGTGGCCTCAAATACCACCTATGCGCCGAAGACAAATACGGCATCTACAAGGTAGGCATCGGCTGAACACTCCGCGCCTCGGCTGTCTTTTTCGAGGCAGCCGGGGCCATATAACTTTGTGGCATGGCAACCTTGATACACCTCAACTTCGGCGACTTCGTATTTTCCTCCGCCGTCGAGCGAATCACCGTGCAGACCGCCGCCCCTGCCGTGGATATATCGCTGCATACCCTCGACGGCACCGGCGAAAACCTTGTTTTCTCCGAAACCTACTACCCATACTCCGGCACCGTCGCGCTCCAGGACTTCGCTTCCGTGATCGAAGCCGAAATGGTGCTGTGTGAGCAGCCCCTCGCGCGGTTCAGAATCACAGCACAATCCACCGACGGCACCTCCGACACGCGCACCTTCTCCGTTCTCTACTGCGACCGCCACACCGACCTTCAGCCATACACGATTATATCACAGCAATTCCTCACCTCGCGCCGCATCATAACCGCCTCGCCCGACATACCCGTGCCCCTTTTCTACGTCCGGCCTCCTCTCGAATATCTCGACCAGGAACTCATCGCCTACCACATCATCACGCGCCGCACCGACACCCACGCCTTGCGCATCATTTTCTCGCCCGACGGCTACACCGGCTACGGCAAGGGCTACGCCCTCGGTATGTTGACCCTCCACCACGCCGCCCTCTACGAGAAGACCGCCAAATACTACAACTCCATGCCTTACGAAATCCTCGGCGTGACCGTCGAGATAGGCCGCCGCTCCATCACCATATACTACTCCGACCGCCGCCCCGATCTGCGGCTGTGGTTCGCCAATATGTTCAACTGCCCCGAACTGGCAGAACTCCACGGCGACACCACCGCCAAGACCAAAGTCAAACGCTCCGAGGCCGTCTGCGCCGACACCCTCCGCCTATACGACCAGTCCGTAGAGCAGCAGTACGAATTTCAGGCCGACGCGCTTTCCATCGACACCGCCCGCTGGCTCACGCAGCTTTTCACCTCGCGCGACGTCCGCATCATCGACCGCCCCTATAACGAGGAAGACCACCTCAACGAATCCTTTCCCCGGGTGCTCATCACCGACAGCACCAGTGAGGTACAGGACGGCGACGACGAACTCAACAAAATCAAGTTCACCTACCGACACGCCTCCGTGCGCCCCGACAGCCGCCTCCGCCTCTCCGACCGAACCCACAACGACACCTTCAAAAATCACTTCACATAATGGCAAACGCTATCCACCATACAACCGCCCTTACAATGCTACATTCGGGCGACCCCGTAGACCTTTCCTTTTGGAAACGCAACGGCGAAATCGTGCATCTTCACAACTGCATCGCGCTCCCGAATAAGGCCGCCGCAAGATACTCCGGCACCCAAAACTTCAAGGTACTGGCCTCCGGCCAAATCCGCAAAATCCGCCTCGTCTGCATTTTTCGCATAAACGGCCTCGAAGTTTTCCTATAATCGTGCCGCCTATCTCGCCGATTATTCGTAACTTCGCGTATGGAAGTTATTATATTCTTTTTAGCATATTCTCTATTATGGGTTATCGGATTCCCCATAATAGCTTATCCGTATTATAATAAGCTGAAAAAAGAATATAATTGTCCTACCGGCCTTTTTGCTTTCGCTATTTTTTCGGCTCTACCGCTTTTCGCAACTCCGTTCATCGCTTATGTGATTTTTGTTACCGTATGGTTTAATAGAGCTTTTACTGCTATACCGCTGTTGCTTTATCCATTTTGCGTTATTTATGGCTTATATCTTTTCTATAAGTCATTTACACAAAATGGCAAATCCAAAGCTGTTCGATATCTAATCGCAATATGGGGAGCATTGATACTCCTTGCCTTATCTTCATTCATCATACTTAACCTATACCGAAGGCATATATTTATAAAGGCACTTATTCTCCTATAATTCAAACTCTTTCCGATTATGAAGAAACTCGCTGTATTACTACTGATATTATTTGCGTTTGCGCCATTGCAAGCCAAGATAAATTTCACAGACTTACCCGATACGTTGCAAGTCGATTTAGACACTAAATATGCCGTGCATTGGTCTGTTACTTTTACTCCTGTCGTCAGTCAAGGTAGTGCGACGATGGAATTATTAGAACCTATGTTCAATGCTGTGCGTCTAATCAATGAATCCGAGAATTTTCAGTTAGCTAATGGCTCGTTGCTTTATGAACAAAGCAACTGTACTCTGGAACAATTATATAAGGTTGCTGAATTTCTGCATCTTACATCTCTACCAAGTCCTTATGGATGGTTTTTCGGATTACAGAGCGATGATACTATTGTATTCGGCATTAAGGATAATACCGATACATTTCAGGCCAATATTGCCGAGGCATCCGTACATATCGAACCCCTCTATGGCAATATCCCTGTTGTCGGTTTTAGACTTGACAATGGTGAGCCTACGGAAACTACACTGGCTTTTCAAAACTTCACAGAGCGGAATCTATTAAAGGCCATCGCTACCGAAATAAACGGGGATTTTATTATGGCTCCAACATTAAACAATGTTATCGAAGGAGGTGCAATAGAGGTAACATCAATGCCAATATCCTTAATAAACAAACTTTTTCGCCATGAACCCGAAATCGAAGAAGAAACCGTTATTATAGACGAATAAGCGTCTTTTCGCCCCACATACTCGCTCCATAATTTTGTGGCACCACAACCCACAAGATTATGGAGCAGCTTATTTTTAGTTCTGTCGAGAACCTACCCAACGCCCGCGCCTAGGCAGCTTTCACCGAGCCGAAGCCGGTATTTAAGGAAGACGGCGAGATTACGCCGACTATCCTCTCCGACACCCACGCATATATGCCGTGGGGTGCCACCAACCTTATGCCCTTCGACATCATCGACCTGATAGAATCGGACGAAACCCTTGCCACCTGTCAGATGTTCAACGCCGAAGTATGCTATGGCTCCGGCCTCCAATACGACACCGCCCAAGCTGCCGATACCGTTGCCGCCGACGTCGAGGACTTTCTGCTTGACAACGACCTCGCAAGCTACTTCCTCGGCGTGTGCCAGGACTTCAAGCACTTTGCCTTCGCCGTGTCGGTAATCATACTGAACACCGAGGGCACAAAGATAGTGCGCCTTATCCGAAAGGAGGCCTGTTACTGCCGCTTCGCTCCGGCGGACACCCACGGCAAAATCCCGCGCCTCTATTTCGCCAACTGGCGAAAGTTCGCCACTCTCGGCGACTGCGAGATTATCGAAATGCTCGATGCCGCCGCGCCTTTCTGCGACCTCCGCGAAAGGCTCAAAAACGGCGACCGCTGCCGCAAATTCGCTATCGTCAGCCGCGTTCCCACGCCCGACAGCACATATTATCCTATCCCATATTATGCCGCGCTCTTTCGCGGCAAGTGGTTCAACATCAAGCAGCTTATCGGCCTCGCCAAAGAAGCGAAGCTCCGCAACTCCGCGCCTCTCAAATACCACATCGAAGTGTCGCAGAAATACTGGGATTCCATATTCAAATCCGAGGGCATCACCGACCGCGCCCGGCAACAGGCGCGCATCGTCGAGGAAAAGCGGCGCATACTCGACTTCCTCACCGGCGCGGAGAACTCCGGCAAGGTATGGTTCAGCACCTTCTACGTCAACCCCAACGGCGACGTGCAGCACGACGTCGTAATCAACAAGATAGATTCCGACAAGGAGGGCGGCGACTGGGAGAGCGACATACAGGAGGCCGTCAATATGATATGCTTCACCCTGCGCGTCCACTCCAACCTCGTAGGCTCCGTGCCCGGCAAGGCGCAGACCAACAACTCCGGCTCCGACAAGCGCGAGCTTTACACCATCGCCCAGGCTCTGCAAAAGCCTTATCACGACCTCCTTTTCACCGTCCACCGCATCATAATCCGCTTCAACGGCTGGAAAGGCGTTAAACCCCTCGTGCCGTTCATACAACTTACCACATTGGACGAAAACCGCGACGCTAAAACAGTAACCACCGACAGAGAACACCGCCATGAACAAACTGATAAATAACGACACCGACCTCCGCCGATATATCCCGAACCAAGTTGTCGCCGTCAAAGGCGAAGCCTCGCTCTTTGACAAAATCACCCATTGGCTCTACACCGCCGAGCAATGGATCTTCGCCACTTTCTGCCCCTCGTCCGTCATAGACGCTATTCTCGCCGACAAATCCCTCTCCGCGTTCCATGCTACGCTCGCCGCTGTCGCCGCGCACCGCGCACTCGCCGACGCGATACCCTCGCTCGACCTCGTGCAGACCGTCAACGGCTTTGCTGTCATCAGCAATCAAAACCTCGCCCCGGCATCGCGCGACCGCGTGGACCGGCTCATAGCCGCCCACCGCTCCCAGTGCGACACGGCCATTTCTGCCCTTATCCCGCAGCTTGCCGCCGTTGCCGAATGGCGCGACACGCCACCTTGCGACTACTTCCGCTCCACGCTCTTTCCGACACCGGCCCATATCCGCCCCCTTGCCTCCGGCGCGGCGACGTGGGAGCGATACGAGGAACTGCATCCGGCCATCGTTGCCGCTGAAGACCGCCTCGCCGCCGAGTATATTTCCCCCGATCTGATGCAACGCCTCCGTGATGAAGCCCTCGGCCTCTCTCAACTTTCCACCCTCGACGCCCGACTGTGCGAAGCACTCCGCGCCCACGTCGCCGACATCATACAGGACAGACCCCTGCGCAACACCGTCCTCAGCGATATTGTCGATTATATCCGGCGACACCCCGACACCTTCCCCGAATGGCACCGCTCCGACACCGCCCGGCTTTTTTCGCCACCCGTGTTCCGCAACAGCAAGCAATCTCCCGGATATTGGTTTTGAGGCGGACAGCCGACAATCCGGGCCGCCGCCTTCCCGATGCGTTTGCCGGACATAATGAACCGTGGTGTTACGGCACGCCGCACCGATTTTCCTGTGCAAAGTTAGCAAGCCGCGTCTTATGCAAGGGCACAAGTGCGCTCCGCGTTCCCCCGTTCTTCACTCCGTTGCAGAAAGGTAATCACCCTTGCATTGGCAGACGCTTGACGCTTGCACCCGAATGCACATAAAATCAAAGTGCCCCGGCACATAACCCATAAAACTTATTCATTATGATTACCTCCGACAAACGCATCAAACAGGAAAACTTCGGCAACATCACCGACTACTCGGCAATCCGCCCCAAAGGCATGAAGAGATTCTACGCCTACGCACACTTCACCGATATGTCGTACTGCCTCCTGTCAAACATCTTCACCGCCACACGCACCGCCGCGCTGAAAATCGCCCTCGACCGCTTCGCCGACTGCACCGAATACCTCGCCGGCATCACCCTCCACGGCGACGACTGAACCCCACAGCCGCCTCCCTCCGGCCTCGGAGCCTCGGCTTCGGGGCTTTTTTCTTGTGTATCTGCCCGATTTTGAGTAATTTTGCGCAACATAACGATAAGAAGACTTTCCATGATCTCCTACCTCAAACAAATATTTGTGTTTACTTGCCTAATCTTACTTGGCACCTCCTTATATGCTCAAGGAAGTAAGATAGACCGCTTCGCATTTGTTGTGGATTCAATCCATAGTCAATTTGTTTTTCCTCATCATATCGGCCCAGGAGTAGACCTTACAAACATAGGAGTGGATAAAGACGAGAAAATGCTCGTCATTAACTATATGCTCAACCCTGAATTTGTAGAAACGGTTGTAAAAAATATTTCCTCTGAAAATGGGATTGCTCAACTTCTTACTGGTTATGATGAAATTTTCTCAATTTCAATGATTGAGGCTGATGCCGGACTTCGAGCAATAATAACAAGTCCGTCTGCCAATGGCTTAAATCAGACTAAAATTGTAAATGTTCCTTCGTCTGCAATTCCAATAGTTTATTCTAAATTAAAGAATGGTGACTTTTCTTCCTTAAAACCTTATTTAGAAATGCTGGAAACTACTTTTTCAAATATGGACTTTCCCGTTAAAGTAGCAGCAGGGATTTATCTAATTAGGGGCTATGTAGAAAATAAAGAGGCAAATTGGGTATATAGAATTGATGGCAATATTGATAAATCTCTTATTACAGATGCGGTTATTCAAAATAATCGTATAAATTTGCTCAATAACCTACGCGCAAATTTAAGTCCTGATTATGTAGGGATACTCAGTTAATCGCCAACTAATTGTTTGCCAAAGTCGTAGATATTTTGTAACTTTACAATGAACCCCCGATGGACCCATCACGGGCTTATTCGGGGGTAATTCTTAAAACAAATGTACGTGAAGTTACGAAAAATATCTGAGATTACGGCCACGTTGCCGTTTACCGAGTTCGATTTTATGCAAAAATATCGCGAGAGTTTTGCCGTAAGCGAGCTCGGGCGCATCCATGCGCAACTGCCATTGAAGGAGCTGGCAGAGAAAATCCG